TGAACCCTTCACCGGGGGCCTGGGCTGGGGCCTTCACCTTCTTGGCTTCACGCTCCGCTTTGCGCTCCTCCAGGGCCTGAGTGATGGTGTCCCGCAGCGCGTTGTTGAAGATCTCCTCACTGGTGTCACCGTGGGGCTCATACCCGGCCTCGCGTAGCGCCTTACGTAGTTCCTCCGGGTCCTCTTTGCGTAGCCGGTCGAGGAAGCTGGGCTCAAGCAGCTTCTCCGCAATGGAAGGCTTCGCCTTAGCAATCTCAGCATCGGAGACCACCGGCTCCTGGGTGAAGTGCTGCCGCCAGAACTTGGACACCTGCTCCTGCTGGCTGATGTCCTTCTTCAGCCTGGCCTCCACCACCTGGTGGTTGCCACGCTCCTCGGGAGTGATGTCAGTGCGACGCAGCTGCGCCTGCACATCGGACAGGTCGCCCTTGTTCAGTTCGATGTCGTTTTCGAGACGACGCAAACCTTCGTCAGGGCTGTAGTTCCCCGCTGCCACCTCGTCAGCAATTTCCCGGGCGGAGCGGTTGTCGATGCTGTCACCGAAGTGACTGTCCCAAGCAGACCGCAGCGCCTGGGCTCGTTCCTCGTTGAGTGGCTGCTGGGCGCGGACGGCAGTGTCGGGGAGCTTGTGGGTTTCTGGGGTGGGCTGGGCCCGCTTGGCTTTGATGGCGTCGACAATGTCGGCCTTGGTCATCTTGCTGGTGACCTTTACGCCTTCTTGCCGGGCAATGGTGGTCAGGTGAGGCTTGGTGCCCACCAGGTCAGCGTGCTCACCTGGCACCTGAACGGCACGCTCAGGACTGGGGGCCTCGGGAGCCTTGGTTCCCTTGCGACGGAAATGGAGCAGTCCAGCGTGTCCGCCGGACCACAAGCGCTTCCCGTCGGCGTCAGTGAACAGGTTGAAGCCACCGCTCCGGTCGATCCCGGCGACAACTCCAACCTCTTTCCCGTTGGGGAAAACGATGGAGTCGCCCACCTGGACGTCACGCGGCTTCCCACGCAGTACCCCAGGAACACTAGTCTCCTTGGGCTCCATGACGGCCCTGACCTTGCGGCCTTTGACTTCGGCCACCTTGCCAACCTGGGTGCCACCTTCGCTGGTGGTGGTGGCAACAGTGTCGCCTTCCTTGATCCCGGTGGCCTTCTGGGCCCTACGCTCCGCCTGGGCAGCGTCAAGCTTCGCCAAGTCCCGTTCGATCTGGGTGGCGTTGCGACCCTGGACACCAGCCTGCGCACCGTCAAGGGCCTCCCGGTGGTTCTTCCCTGTCCGACGTAGCCGGCGGTATTCGGCAGCCTCCTGGGGGCTCAGGTCACTGACATCCCGACGCTGCTCGGGAGTCAGTTCAGGAGTCTTGTTAGCCTCCTTGGGCCCGGCGAAGATTTTCGCTGGGCTCTCCTGAAGGGTGGTCTCCCCAGACTTACGTCGCTGAGTGTGAGCCAGTTCCCGCTCATGTGAGATCGCTGCAGCTCGCTGGACGATCATCTTCTCTTCGGGGGTGTCCCCACCACCCTTGATCTTGTATGAACGCTCCAGGACCTGATCGTCAGTCAGCTCATCAAGTCCAGCACGTGCCGCCCTGCGTCGAGCCTGCTCCTGCTTGAATTTGTCAGCTTCCTTGGTACCGGTGGTGCCACTGGTCCCAGGAGCACGGCGCCGCTCGATGCGGGCCTTCATTTCCGGGGTCAGCTCAACGTTGGGAACTGGGGTCTTCGGCTCAGGCTTCGGCTTCTCCTTGGGAGGCTTCGGCTTCACGGCCTCTTCAGCAGCATGACGCTCAGCGGCGGTCTGTGGTTTCCCGCCAGGCGCTGGCACAGTCTCATGTCGAGGCTGGGCGAGGAGGGCTTTGTTGGCTTCCTCCTGGCGGCGGGGCACATTGAAGTTCTGGGAGATGGCATCAGCCAGTTTCTCCTGATGACTGATGTCGCGTTCCAGCTCCAGGTCAGCGTTGGGGCTGTTGGCTGCCTTGCGCTTGTTGACGGCAATGTCGGCGTCAAGTTCACGCAGCACATCGCTGGGGTGCTTGCCCTTGATGATTCCGTCGACGGCAGCTTTCCACTCCGCCCGGCGAGACCCTCGCGACGGGATGGGCAGCTGGTCGTCTCGGATCAGTTGCTGGAAGTGGGCCGGGGTAGCGGTCTCTGGCGGGGCTGGGGCCTGCGGAGTGGCGGGCAGGTTTGGGGTCTGCTGCTGTTCCGGTGCTCCACCTCCGAGGCTGGGATGGGCTAGGGCCTCGGTGCGTGGGGCCGGCCCACCAGGGGCCTGCTGCTGTGGCGCCTGGGGCACGGCAGCCTGGGGCTGCGCTGGGATGCCGGTGCCCTGGACCGGTGGGTTTTCCCGTTCCTGCTTTGCCTGTCGGGCCACGGCCTGTTCGGCGCTGGTGACCGGGACATTTGCAATGCGAGTTAGTCGCGCTTCACGCTGCTGTGGAGTGAGGTTGGTGGGCCCATGCCCAGGCGCCTCAGGGATATTGGTGAGGTTGTCACCGACCCCTTCGTTGTCCACGGCCATGGCGTAGACGTAATAGCCACCCTGTCCGTTGGGCGTGACCTTGGTGATACGTAGCCCTTGGTTACGGGGCAGCACCATCTGCCGATCTTCGGGACTGGTGCCCGGAAACACCACACCCTGGGTTCCTCTGGGGGCCACAATGACGACGTGAATACTGTGGGCTGGGTCGTTGGCTCCAGCGGGGGTGCCGATGTTGGTAGACAGATATCCACGGTCGGCAACGAGTTTGCCGGTGAGGTTTTCTACATTCGAGACTTCAAGCTGTGGGTCGTTGGGGTCGGGCCGACGGACCATGTCTTCGGGGGTCAGGCCAAAAGCCTCGGGCCCCACGTGCATGTGCGCAATAAGGTCCCTGTCCAGGGTGACAGAGGACCCATCCATCATGTCGACGTAGTGCTGGGTGCTGGTGTCGCTCTTGCCTTGGCGCAGTACGGCGTTGGTGCCATTGAAGTCGTGGAAGAACCGGGCAGGGTCCCAGCGGCCTTTCCCTTTTCCTGCTAGTCCCTTGTGGTGTTGGTTGAACGCCCACGCCCCAGCTGATGCATCGGATGGAAACGGCTCGATGCTGACATGGGCGAGCATGTCAGCCAACTTGGCCGCGTCTCTACGGCCGAGGGACCATTTCTTGATCCATCGGCCGTTGGGCCCACGGGGGTGCAGCAGCTCATTTGCTGTACCCCAGATCGAGCCTCCGATGTTCACAAAGGACTCCTAGTTATGCAGCAGGAGCGGGAGCGGGAGCACCGGCAGGAGTAGGAGTAGGAGCGGGAGCGGGAGTGGGGGCAGTAGAAGCTGGGGCGGGCTCCTGGGGGGCCCCAGACTCATCGTCGGCTCCATCCGGGTCCTTCAGTGTGGTGAACCGAGCTGTCGCCGCCATCGCGGCTGCCCGCTGATCCCAGGGCATGCTGGCGTAGTCCAGTTCGTGACCAGGTTGCACCGGGACAGGGGTGGGGACAGCGGCCACCGGAGCCGGCGCAACCGCAGCGTCGGCAGCAGCGAGCAGGGCAAAACGCTCAGCTCGTTCACGCTGCGCATAGATCTCTTCGTCGTCAGCCAGATCCGCGAGGCGGGCCAGGCGTAGGTCATGTTCCACGGCACGCTCCACAGCTGCGTTGAAGACTTCGAGTAGGTCGGGTTCATCATCATCGAATTCCGTGTCGGGAGGAAGGACCATGCCGGCGGCCACCAGGGAGAACCGGTCGTCGCCTTCCATCGAGTACACGGGGAATGCGGGCACGTTGACGGCGAGGGCGGCCACCAGCTCCAGGTGTCCCTCTACCCGGCGCCAGTCACCGGAGATCGGGGAGCGCCGTAGCTTGGCTACCTTCTTAGCGTCGGCTTCGGGGACCATGGAGCCGGCCACCCAGATGCCGAACTCATCCTCGCCGGCTCGGACTACGGCGGCCTCGTTGCCAGTGTCGTCGTAGTGGAAGGCGGCGGCAGCGTAGGACATGCGGGCGTCGGCATGACGGGTATCCATCATGATCTTGCCTACGCGCAGGGTCTCGCCCTCCTGGGTGCGCACCTTGCCCAAGTGGAACGGGCGGTAGTCCATGTGGCTCTTGGGCGCCAGGACACACTCGTTGAAGTCGCGGTGGCACTCATTCCATGCCGCGATATGACCGAAGACCTGGCCGTCCTCAGTGACCGTGAGCCCGGTGCGCTCCGATAGCTGTGGGTTGCTGAACCATTCCTTCGGTGGGTACACCGGGTATTCCGACGACGCGGTCATGGCTCCCTCGATTCGCACGCCGTACTTCTTGGCAGCGGCCATGATGCGGGCCTTGATGCTTTTCACCTGTTCCGGGGTGTACTTCGACGCGTTGTCCTGCTGGTTGATGTACGACCAGGCGGCCCGGCAGTGTTCAGCCGAGTCGATGGGGTACCGCTTCTTCCCGTCCGACTGGTAGCCGGGGTCCGCGTAGGCCACGTCCCCATATGGTTCTTTCGGATTGTCGGCCATTGCAAACCCTTCTTCCTGAGATGCGAAGTTTCCTGGCTGGGGTGTGGCCTGAGGTTTGAACCCTTCGGCCACAGCGTTTCCTACTGCTGCAGAATCCCATGGGGCCGTGAGACCTGGTTCACCGAATGCGGTAGCCATCTCCTTGTAGATGTCGGAGATGGTGTTGCGCATCAGGTTCTTGTCGTTGTCTGGCACATCGGGCAGGCCACCATGGGCCCCGGACAATAGGGCGGCGGCAGCGTAGATGGCGTGATACACCAGGGTCAGGTTGCCGTTGATGATGTCGCCCACCGGCAGCCGGTAGGACGTGGTAGTGGTCTCCGGCTGGTTGACGTCATGCCACAGGAAGGCCTTCTTCATCTTGGCCACATCAACCTGACCACCTTCACCAGTGGCCCAGGCCTGGATCCGCTTCACCGCCTCATCGTTGTCGAAGACGGACTGACGCTGAGCCAGCGGCAGTCCACGCCACCCTGCCGGGTTCACAGCGAATGTGCTGTAGGTTGGCATCAGTGGGGCTGCGAGCGCGGTGGGTGCGCCCGGCCCCACTTCTTCTTTGTCGCAGCCGCAATCCTCTTCCAACTGCCGCATCATGTCGGGGTCGTCGTCGTCCGGGTAATCGCCGTCCTCAGTGAGGATCGCCAGGCTCATGGCGGAGAACGCGGCAATGGACACCAGGGTGGCCCCGCCAATGGTGTACTCGCTGATGTACTGGTCCCCGGACTTGGGGTCCATGGAGGCCACGATGCGTCCACCCGGGTCGATGCTGGCCCCGGCTACACCCTGTTCCATGAGGTACTTGGCCTTGGTCGCCTCGGGGATGATGTTCTCATCGAGGAAGTCGCCCCAGCCCCAGCAGTACTCGTCGCCATTGTGGTCGGGTCCGTAGGTGATGCCCATGATGCGGCCCACCGTCATGGCCCCCGTGTGCCCGGTGCCCTGGGTGGGGCGCCAGTCCAGTGGCAGCGGTAGGACCCGGTGACGTAGCGCGCCAGGGTCGAAGCGCCGCTTGAGGCGAGGCTCCTCAGTGTCCCGGCCGATGGGGGCCAGTGGTCCAGCCCAGAGGGTCTTTCCAAGCACGGGTTGGCGGGCCAACAGGGTAGTGGCGGCGGTGAGTGCATCCTCGGTGCGGACCTCGATGCTGAGGTTGTGTCCAGGTCCACCGTGCCCAGGGGGACCACCGGTGGCCTTGGTGTGGAGGATGTTGCACAGTCCCTCCGGGTTGGTGGGGAAGTACTTGCGCAGGTTGCGTACGCAACGGTTGAAGTCGTGGGGCACACCCCAGCGGATCTTCAGCGCACCTTTGCCGGTGAGCCAGTAACGCTGCAGCGCAATCGGCATCCCTCGGGCCGGGTTCGGATCGGCCATCACTTCACCTCGTTCCGAATGGCCACATCACAACGACAGTTGATGACGTTCTCTGGGGATCCGGTGGGGTCGCCCGGGAATGCCAGGTCTTCGCCTCCCACGCGAAACGGTGCCCAGAATGGCTGCTGCTGTCCATCGGCTTCCATGTGAGAGGTGCGCACCTTCTCGTCATGTTTGGTGCGCCACACCTTGGTTAGGGTGCGCCCAGTGACCCGGGACTGTTCCGCCCCAGCGGCCACAGTGCCTGCTCCCCTGGCTCTGGTGGTCTCGGTCCAGGCGATGGTTTTTGCTCGACCTGGCCACCGTTCGCTGTTGGTCCAGGACAGTGCGTTCTCCACTCGTCGAGCGACTTCGTCGACGCTGGCTCCGGCATTGGTGGCGTCAGTGATCTCGGCGAACACAAGGTTGGCCACCTCGTCGGGTAGACGGACCAGCAGGCTTTTTACGTCAGAGAGGTAGGCCATCGTGAACGCGTGACGTGACACGGGAGGAACGTCGGTCGCCTCGCTCCATGCACCGAGAGCAATCTTGCCCACGGTGGTCAGGATCGTGTCGACGTCACTGTCCCAGGACTGCTGCTCCAGATACACAGCTGAGGCGTCCGGCACGCCCCTCCATCCCCGCCACGGAGCAAGCACCCTGTCAGTGACGCGGGCGAGCCAGCTCCGCAGCCGGGGGGCCACGACGTTCTCCAGCTCACGCTCGTCCTGCTCACGACCGGCCATGGATCAGCCTGTTCTGGCGCAGGAAGGTGGCCAGGTTCTCGGGTCGATGGACCTGGCGCTGCGTGAGCAGGATCGTGCAGTACGCCTCCAGTGCCTGCTGCAGTCGCCCAACATCCATGCCCGGGTCCACCGCGTCAGCAAGTGCCGACATCTGATCCCATGAGCCCTCCAACAGGACATGTACATCCTGTCTGGCCGGTAGCTGGGTATGCAGCTCATGGGCCGGGGTGGCGGTGAATTGGCCGGCAGTGCCCCGGGTGAGTAGTCGCTTCCCAGCCCGTTCCATGGCTCGCAGCACGGTGGCGTTGGCGACCAGGAACAGGTTGAGTCCAGCGTCCATGTTGTCGGAGGCTGACGCCGTGATGCCGGTGGGCGCGCCCGAAGGCACGCCAGCGTCTCCGCCGGGGCCAGCTGGGGCGTTCTGCGCCTCGGTGGCCAGGGGTGGCGTCTGTCCCGGAACTGCTTCGATCCCGGTGGGTGGTGCAGGTGGTGGCGGAGGTCCACCGCCAGGTCCATTGGTGGGCACCACCGTGTTGCTGGGCAAGATGTCTTCGGTGTACCCGGCGACCAGGCGCACGGCTGGGATCTGGAACAGGTTGGCGTCACGCAGCATCAGTTCACGGGTGAACTTCTGCAGGTCTTCTTTCTCGTCGGGAGCATCGCTGATGGCGTAGTCCCCGGTGAGCAGCATGGCGGACTTGGAGATGAGGCCCTCGCGGTATAGCTCCAGGGTTTCCTTGAGCCGGTCGGGACGAACCACCAGTGGAGCAGTGTCGTACCACAACGTGTAACGCTCAGGGTCCTTCTTCATGACCTTGAGCGCTGGTTTCAGGTAGGCGTTGCTGAGCCCGTCACAGATCCGAGTCATCATCGGTTCAATGTGGACTTTGATCTGACCTTCCTGGATCTGCCATGCGCTCCAGTGATTGCCGTCGCCCATGCCACTGAGGATCGATGGGTCAATGTCCATGGCCAGGGCGAAGCGGCGGATGGCCTCCTGGCGTAGCTCCATGGCGTGCTGAGACAGCTCGCTAGTGAACTGGATGTTCTGCAGCTTGCCCAGCGCCTCCATGGGCATCTCAACGAAGGTGGGCACGACACCAGCCGCAGTGCCCTCACCCTTCAGGCCGGCGGCGCCAGTGCGCATGAGACGTTCGGCCAACTGGTCTGCGCCAGTAAGCTCTGGGTCCTCGTCCGGGAAAGAGACTTCCTTCGGGATGGGGAACAGGCCGGCGGAAACCAGGCGGCTGTCGATCTGGGCGAACACGAAACGGGTGAGTCGTTCGATCTCCCACAGCATGGGCATAGCGCCCCGGGTGGGGGAGTCGGCCCATAGGTTGCGACGGGGATGGGGGGTCCAGATTCGAATGATCAAGTCTTTGTCGGGGTCCAGGATCTCTTTGTCTTGCCGACGGTCACCGTAGAGCCAGGCAACGTTTTGCCCATTCGGTCCCCACCGTCGAAGTTCGGTGCCTGACACCACGGTCCAGATGGCGTCTTCCTCATCCAGGGGCTGCCCGTTGCTGCGGGCCAGGACGAAGGCGTCCCCCACGATGGTGAGGTTGATGCCGAGCATGCGCAACGCTTCGGCCTGGGCAGCTGGTCCACCGAGCAAGGTCTCGGCTAGGGCGGCAATCTTCGTTTCGGTGGTCTCCTGCTGAACGCGGCCATTCTTGTCAACCTCGGCCACGTACAGCCGGACCCGGGAGCAGGCTGATCCGATCCAGTTGGACACGAAGCGAAGCTCACCGATGATGTCGTAGAGGCGCCAGGCTTCCTGCTGCCAGGAGTCGTCGCCAAAGCGCCACGTCCTCCATCCTTGCCCATCGAGTCTGATGCGCGCGGCCGAGGCCACAAGACTCTTGGGGGTGAGGCTAGGGATCTCGGGCACCGGTTCGTCCTGGAGCTTGCGACGGGCGAATGCCATGGATTACTCCCTGACCTTGGAAACGAGTCCGGCGACGAGTGATGCTGCAGGGATTGCTAGTACCGCCAGGACCCATTTGTTGGGGTAGAGAACGGCTATAGGCATGATGGGAATTGCGAACCAGATACTCATGCACCAGTTGCAGAAGATTAGGTATGCAGCAAGGGACTCCTGTCCCCATTTCTTGATGACCCATTGACGAAAGCTCAACAACAGCTTGTCATTGACGAAAAGCATGCTGATCCGAGAGACGGCCAGCATGGCGACAATGAGAACAAGAAGCTGCACACCAATACTCTAGGGTCTGCGCTTACGCAAGTGGTAGAAGCAAGGTCGATTTAGAGGAACCGACCCAAGTCGTACAGGTCCTGAGTCAGCTGGAAATCATAGGCACTGGACTTCCCTGAGATGGACATCTGGCGCCGCTCCCCCGCCATCAGATGCAGGCACGCGTGAACCAGGGCGTCCATGCGGTCCGGTGACTCCCTCGTCGACTGAGGGTCGAACATCACCATCTCGTTCTCCATCTTCTCCCATTCACCCACCATGTGCAGGCGTCCCTGCTCGCAGCGCAGGGCCACCGGCTCCGCTCGGGTCTTCTTGCCATGCTTGGCGTGCACCGAACGCATGGGGGCTGTGGTGTGTGCGGGGAACAGGCCCAGCTTCGCGCATTCCTTGTATGTATCATCCAGGGTTTCAGTGAGATACCGCTTGCCCAGGTTCTCCTCGTACACCACCAGATCCGCGCCGTAGACCGAGGCCACGTTCCACACGGCTAGGCAGGCTTCACGGCCAGCGGCCTGGACGCTCTTGTCGGCCAGCACCCACATGTGGTTCTTCGAGTCTCGGGCGACCACCACTATGCCGGTCATGTCGTCCTCGCCGGTGAGGCTCGGGTCCATCCCCACCACCGTGGACACGATGTCCACGTCGTCAGGGATCTTGGGTACCCGGTTCTTCACCAGGTCCATGCGCTTGAACAGTCCCCCGCCGGTCAGCTCCAGCAGCTTCCCGTACAGCTCCTGCTCACCGAGTGAGGTGCCGTCGTACTGGCGGCGCAGCTCGGTGAGGACCGGGGCTGACAGGTTGCTGGCATTGTCGAACGTTGAGCCGGTGATGACGTGGACCCCACCATCGGTTCGGGTGACCCATTCGATGAGCAGGTTGATCGGCTTGGGGGTGGTGGTGACGAAGGCTCGTGGCTGGTCGTCGACAAGGTCGGCCCGGAGACTGGGCATGAGGCCCTCGTACCAGGTTTCGTAGGGCTTCACCCATTTGCAGATCTCGTCGCAGAGGATGCCGGCGGCGTTGTATCCCCGCCCGGTGTCGGGGTCATCGGCTCCCTCCATGTAGATCTTGGTGCCACCGGGAAACAGGACCATGGGCCTGGGGGACTGCTTGTATCTGAAGTCCAGCTTCTTACGGGCCAGGACGTTGAGGATGCCCGAGGGCCCTTCGGCGTTGATGGTGCGTGCGTCGGCGAGGGTGTCAGCGACCACCAGCCACTCGGTGGGGTTGCCATGCCGGTCGGTGGGGTGCTTCTGTACTCGCTCCACCATCCACTCGGATCCGCTGCGACTTTTCCCGGCCCCACGTCCGGCCATGAACAGGTAAATGAAAATTCCTGGGTTGGCTGGTGGAATTTGTTCGGGGCGCCCGGTGAACCACCACTCGTCCCGTTGCATTTCCTCAAGAACGAATTCGGGCATGGAACGCAGCATCTCTTTCCGCTCGCCTGAGGGAAGAAGCGCCATGCGCTCTTTGATCGACAGCCCCATGGTGATCAAGCATAGGCTTACTATTAACTGATGGTGTGGCGCAACGTCTACGCCTAGGAGGTTCGCGTGGCCCGGCTCGTCAATAAGGTCACCTATCCTGCTGTGCTGGCCGGCGAATCCAATGGCGAACTTAGGTCGTCGATCCTCTTCACGTTGGACGACACCCCGGACGTGATATTTGTCGAGCCGGCGATGCGGTCATGGAAAGCGCTGCGCGCCCATGCCGCAGACGATGGCATCACCTTGGACGCAACGTCCTTGTACGACTCGTATCGGCCAATCAGTGTGCAGCGAAGCACCTTCTACTCCCGCTACCAATCTGAACCGACAGGCTGCGGCAGCAAAACGTGCGGATCGACGAGGTGGTACAAGCTGTGCAACGTCGCCACGGCCGCATGTCCGGGTACCAGCAACCACGGCTGGGGTATCGCCATTGATGTCGCGAACGCATCCGGGGCCCGCCTCGCATGGCTTGAGGCCAACGTCTACGACTATGGCTGGTCATGGGAGCTTCCCGACTCGGAGCCGTGGCACATCCGGTACTGCGACGGCGACAACATTCCGGCCGCCGTCCTCGCCTACGAAGGAGACACCATGTCAGCGACAGCCGAAAATGAGATCCACAACATTTACCTCGCTGTGTTCTCGGGTGGCTCATCGTGCGGCACGATCCCGCCCGGTAAGGCAACAAACAGCATCGTGAACAAGCTCGACTACCTGATCGAGCGAGCGCAGGCCGGTATCCCGGCAGACGTTGATGAGGCCGCCATCGCCGCCGAAGTTGCCGCACTCCTGCCCAGTGCAGCGCAGATCGCTACTGCGGTCAACAACGACGCCGCTGCACGCTTGAAGGAGTGAGATGTAGCTATCATCGAGGGGCTGGCTCAGGGCTGGTTCCCCCCGACCCCTGAAGCCCGCCCCCGAAGGCCCTCTCGACGACGCACGAGGGGGCCTTCTTAGTGTGTCGTGGGACAAGGGACCCCTGGCCAAGACTAGGATGCGATCACCGCGAGGGAGGACGACATGGAAGTTGAGAGCGCAGACGCCCTGCTGGGGCGTCAGGTCATCGCTGACGGACGGCTACAGCAACTTCGTGAGGATCTGGGGTTGACTCGCAGCACGATGGCCGAGTACATGGGTGTCGACCGGGTCCAGTACACCCGGTGGGAGGTCCGGGCCGCCGAGGTTAAGCCCTGGAATAAGTCGGCCGTACGGGTTGGGAGGTTCTATACGGCGGCAACCCGCCAGCTCGCCGTTTTGTCGGAGGCGGGTGTCAACCTGTCGGAGTTGCTGCCGTTCATGGTGGCGGCGCCGCTGCTGGGGCTGACGCAAGAAGGCCTCCTACACAAGTACCGCAACGGTGAGGTTGAGGCTGTGGAGATGGGGGTGTTGGGACTATGGATGCAGCGGGACGTTTTCGAACACTTCACCCGGTGATCAGGGTCCGCTGGGAACTAGGCGTCGGTTACGTATCCCGTGTTGGGGAGGTAGCAATCGTGGGCCTAACACTGCCGAGGCTCAGACAACTACTGACAACGGAACGAGACCTAGTCAATGGCCAGGCTACGTGCACTGCGCTGGAGAAATGGTGAACTGCCTCTCGTGCAACCTGCCCATTGACCCGGCACTAGCTCCCGAGGTCACTCATCCAACGTGCGCGCCCACATCTTTCTTTGCACCATTGGATGAGGGTGCGAATCTGTTTGATTTGCAGCTGAAACAGACGTTGCTGGAGATCATCATTCATGCGACCAAAGAGGATCCGCGCTCCAAGCAGAAGCAGATAGGTCCCTCCGAGATGGGGGACGCATGCGACCGGCGCATTGCCTACCGGATGAGTGGGATACCTGAGATCAATGTGGGATTTGATCCGTGGCCGTCCACAGTGGGCACCGCTATCCATGCCTGGCTGAAGGATGCAATTGACCTTTGGTCAGACACCATCTCCAGCGATGTTCACTGGATCACCGAGCAGGAAATCCAGTTCCCTGAGTTCGGCGGCCTTGGACACGGGGACCTGTACCGCGACGACGGTACCGTCATTGACTGGAAGACGGCGTCCAAAGATGTCATGCGCAAGGTGACCAAGGACGGGCCGCCAGAGAAATACATCACCCAGATCCAGTTGTACGGATACGGGTTCCGCTTAATGGGGCGCCCGGTAAAGAGAGTGGCCCTGGCATTCCTGCCCCGAGCGGGCTGGGCCAAAGACATGTACGTGTGGTCCATGGAATACGACGAGTCAATTGCACGGGCTGCAATTGATCGTCTGTTCTCTGTGGCCTACGCCGCCATGCAACTGGATGTATTGAACAATCCCCACCGTTGGCAGCAAATGGATGCATTCCCCACTGATGAGTGCGGAATGTGTCCTTGGTTCAATCCTATTCGCACCGCAGAACAAGGCGCATCGAATCTAGGGTGCCCAGGGCACTGAATAAGGAGTCGTGACCATTATGTCTATGTTCGACACACTGGGTGGCAGCGGGGATGACCGGGCCTGGTGCAACCCGAAGGACGTCGTAGGGCATCTGCTCATCGTGTGGGCGGTGGACTACATCGAACACAGCCCCACCCGCTTCACCCAGGCCGACCAGAAAGCCGACGTGATCCTGGTGGACGCAGTCGACCTGGACCAGGAGGACACCGACGGGACCCCGGGCCTGATCACCCGCAAGAACTGGTGGCGCCAGGCCCGTCTGATCATGGCGTTGAAGGAGAAGATCGGCCGCCCGAACCCTACGCTGTGCAGGGTCAGCAAGGGGGTGCCCACCAGGGGCATGCCGCCCTACGTCCTGGAGGACATGTCCGGCAGTCCGGCTGACGTGCAGCGTGCGTCGGTCTGGATGCAGGCCCACCCCAACTTCAAGCCCTCGACGAATCAGACCCCTGTGTTGTCCCAGGGAGGCGTGGAGAACCTGCAGCAGCAGCGCCCTCCGAGCCAGTTGGAGATGATGGCTCGGCAGGCCCGACCTCCGCTGCCCCCTGATTCTGAAGTTCCGTTCTAGCCTCTGGTGCTGGCGTCTTCAGCGGTGGCAGACTGGCGGACGGAAAGCTATGCCCCTGTCCAAGGGTCTTCGGCACATGAAACAGGCACCCCGTCTAATGGTCTCTGAAACCGACGGGGTGCCTGTTTTACCAAAGGAGGTGTGACCGGTTTGACCGTAGCAAGCGTTGCGCTTCAATGGCAAGCCTCCGGGTTCTCCACCATCCCGATCTTGCCGAACGCCTCGAAGCGCCCAGCGGTGCGCTGGACCGAGTTCATGGGACGTGTTCCCAGTCTCGGAGAAGTGGAGAATTGGTGGCAGAACGGTCACGAGTACGGCATAGCCGTGATCATGGGCAAGGTCTCCGGGAACGTCGAGCTACTGGAGATCGAGGGCCGGGCCTGCGACGCTGACTCCCTGTGCGAGGTCACCAACCGCTGCGACGAGATGGGCGCTGGTTACATTCTGGACCTGCTCATGGGCCCCAACGGTTACTCCGAGCACTCTCCCAGTGGCGGCCTGCATCTGATCTATCGCATCAAAGATCACGATGTGCCCGGCAATGAGAAGGTCGCCCGGCGCCCCGCCTCCCCCGAGGAGCTGGCCGCCAACCCCCTGGACAAGATCAAGGTACTGGCAGAGACACGAGGGGAGGGGGGATACTGCATCGTTGCCCCGTCCAATGGGCTCTGCCACCCCAGTGGCGAATCCTGGCTGTTGATCAACGGTGAGGCTGGGCGGGTACCTGAGATCACCTGGGAGGAACGGTGTCTTCTACATGAAGCTGTCAAACGTGCACTGGACGTGGACCTTCTGGCACAGCATGGACTGCCGGTGGTTGAACACCAACCGCGAGACGTGGCCCTACGGGTGGATGACTCTGGAAGCCGGCCTGGAGACCGATTCGATGAGGAACCTTGGGAGTCCGAGCTTCTTCTTGGCGGCGCCGGGTGGACGCGGGGACGTGGGAGCCTTGGCGGGACCGAGTGGACCCGTCCAGGCAAAGACCCACGAGATGGTATTTCCGCGACTACGGGCCGGGACCCGCTCCGTGACCGACTGTACGTGTTCAGTTCTTCTGCAGGCCTTCCCACCGAAGAACCGCTGACCAAGTTCCACGTCTACGCGCTGCTGCACCACGGGGGCAACCATTCCTCCGCTGCCCGGGAGCTGCGTCGACGTGGCTATGGTGAGGTCAGCATCCCTGTTGCGACTCTCCCAGATTTTGTGGTTGAGGGTTCCATCGAGCGAGAGTCATCCCGTTCGTTTACGCTTGACGACATGGGTTCACGTGAGCGCCTGGCTGACTACGTTGACGGAGACTTCGCGTGGGTGCACGAGGAGAAACGCTACTACCACTGGAACGGCGCAACGTGGACGGTCGATCACGGAGAGAAGCTGGCGAAGGCGTGGAGTGATCTGACCTACGGTCTCCTGTCCGACCCGGACCCGAAGGTGGCGAAGTGGGCTGACCGGGCTCGTGGGTCCCGGACCTCCTCCTGGGTGATGAAGAACCTGGCCACCGTGCAAAGTATCGTCAAGTCCAAGTCACAGTTCAATCAGCTGCGTGGCGCCCTGAACCTCCACAATGGAATCCTGGACCTGCACACAAACGAGTTCGGGCCCCATCGTCGCGAGGCCTACGCCACTCAGAGCTTCAACGCCTCCTATGACCCACAGGCCCAGTGTCCACAGTGGCGTCAGTTCATGGAGGACGTTATCCCGGATCCCAGCGTCAGGGCCTACGTGCAGAGGGCCTGCGGGTACTCGATGCTCGGGGATGCCGACCAGCGGGCACTGTTCCTGGTGTGGGGGCCTGCAGGCACTGGCAAGTCGCAGTTCCTGGACACCCTGCAGCACGTGTTCGGTGACTACGGCTGCACAGCGTCGGTGGGCACGTTCATGGCCTCCAGCAACAAGGGCCCGAGCCCAGATGTACACCGGCTGCGGGGGCGCCGGTTCGTGTCCACATCGGAGACTGCGGACAATGTGCGCTTTGATGAGGAGACTGTGAAACGGCTCACCGGCCGGGACGTCATCACCACCCGGGCGCTGTATCAGGCGGAGCAGGAGTGGGTGCCAGAGTGCGCCATCTGGATCGCCACCAACCACAAGCCGAAGTTCAACAGTGACGACGACGCGATCTGGGCCAGGTCCAAGCTGATCCCGTTCACTACCCGGTTCGGGTCTGATCAGCCACAGATCACTGATTTCGCTCGCAAGCACCTGTACCAGGAGGTCGACGGGATCTTGAACTGGCTCCTGGAGGGCCTGCGGGACTTCCTGGAGTTCGGGCTGGAGGAGCCGGACGAGATCCGGGCGCAGACGATGCAGCACCGCCAGGAGGTGGACACGGTGGCCTCGTTCCTGGAGGACTCTGTGGGTGATGGCCGGCTGCTGCAGGAG